CAGAGCTACACCGGGATCACATCGGTGAAGCTGCTGAAAACCGGGACGGTGGATCAGTATGAGGAGTTCAAGGCGGAGGCGGGAGCGAATCTCGCTGACGTCGAAATCTTTGTCGGCGACCTGACTGACTCGACTTCTTACACCATCACGAAAGGCGCGGTCGATGGCTACAAACGGACGATCATCAGCTGACCGCGAATTCGTCATCGGGAATCGCGCGCAGGAGCTTTTCGTGGCGGTTGTCGGAATATGCGATCCCCGCAAGGACAAGTCGCACTTTCCGGCGTACTGCCGCGATGAGACTGGCGGTGAGATGATCAGGGCGGCTCGCGAGATTCTTCGCGGCTGCCTGTTCGCCAACGGATGCCGGGACGAGAAGCGGACGGAGTATCAGAGAGACGCTTACAACAACATCGTCTACCTGAACTTCCTGACGCGCACGGCTTACGATAACAGGTGGATAAACGAGAAGCAGCACGACCGGATTCTGCGGTATACCGGAGAGCTGACGAAACGTATCTACAACTGGCGGCGGGCAACAGGAGCGATCAAGTGAGCCGCGAGGGATACTCTGCATTGAAGCCGGGACGGCGTGCAACTGGTGGCTGCGCTCTGCGAATTCCTCGACGCAGTTTCGGAACGTGAACAACAACGGCAACGCGAACGCGAACAATGCGTCGAACTCGTGGAACTGGCTTCGCCCGCTCTATCGGCACGATGGCTGTGGAGGCTATAAGGGCTGTTTATGCCATCAATGAGTGCCTATAAAGGAGGGTGTCCCTTAATAGGAGGTATCAATGCCGGAGTCGCAAGTATTTCTGGCTACGTATGATACATGATTTACACTTACAAGAAACTCGAAGCGGCATGGCGCAAGGAGGTCAGCGGAAAGCATGGGCAGGAGAATCAGGCGAATTACGAATATAATCGCGAATATCGCCTTCTCGCGCTCAAAGACGCGCTTATCCGGAAGACCTTTGTGCCGAAGCCGCTCAAAAACAAACAAATCTATATCCCGAAAAGGCGGGTCGCGCAAGTGCCGGGGCTTGAAGACAAGATCGTCCAGCATCTGATCTGCGACGATAACGTCTACCGCGACGTGACAAAGCCGCTTATCCGGAGTACGTTCGCCTGCCTGAAAGGGCGCGGGGCGGCTGACGCGGACAAGCGGTTGAAGGAACAAATGCGGAGGTTCTGGCGGAAGAATCACAAGCAGCCGTTTATTTTGAAGTGCGATATACACAGCTATTTCGCGTCGATTGATCACGGTCGGCTGAAGGAGATCATCGGGAGGTACATCACCGATGACGACTCGCGCGAGATCGTCTATAAGTTCCTCGACCTGACCGAGGTCGGTTTGCCGCTCGGGTTGGAGCAGAATCAACTGCTCGCGAATTTGTATCTCTCGGAGCTTGACCACATGGCGAAATCCAAGTGGCACGCGGAGTATTATGGGAGATACATGGACGACTTTTACATCATATCCGGCGATATGGAGTATCTCAGGTGGCTCTGGCGCGAGATCGACGACTACGTGCAGTCGATTGGACTGACGCTGAATCCGAAGACGGCGATATGCCGTGGACGGTTCGACTTTCTCGGCTTTACGTACTTTCTCACGGACACCGGGAAGGTCGTGAAACGGCTCACGAAGTCGAAGCGGAAGACGCAGCGGAATCGGTGTCGGCTTATCGCAAGGCAGCTCGGCGAAGGGAAAATCACGCCGGAAAAGGCGGCGGAATCGTATCGGAGCTGGCGCGAACACGCCATGCAGGGAGACTGCCGGAAGCTTGTTCTTTCGATGGACGAGCATTTCAGGCGGCACTTGAAAACGGCAGGATTCGAGCTGAAAATCGAGTACTACCGCAAGAACAACAAAATCAAAGAAAGGGTGACAATATGTCGCGAACACTCAGCCAGTTAGCGGCTGGCACAAAAATCTACTGCAACACGACTCTCTCAGGCGAGGACGCGGCGACGGCGTTTATCGTGATGGGTATGTCCGAGCAGGGCAACTCGGTGCTGCTGATGCCGGAGCTGGTCTATCAACAGAAGCGCATGAACGCGACCGACGCGGCTGAATACAACGGCTGCGAAATGGATACGTATCTGTCCGCCGAGACTGATGGTTTCAGAACGGCGTATCTATCCGAGGCGTTCCGGAACTGCCTTGTTCCGACGCAGATCAAATGCTATTCGCTGACTGATTCGCAGGAAATCACGATTGCGCGGGACATCTTCCTGCCGTCGTACACCGAGATGGGATGGACATCCGATCATCCGGAGGGCGCGTCGCTTTTAGCGGCTCTGAAGACGTTTAAGGACACGACGAACGATAATACGGCACGAATCGCGAACAACACAGCCGGGGCGGCGTGCTACTGGTGGCTGCGCTCTGCGAATTCCTCGACGCAGTTTCGGATCGTGTACAACGGCGGCTTCGCGAACGCGAACGATGCGTCGGGCTCGTGGTACTGGCTTCGCCCGCTTTTATCCGTCGCGCCAGCGACACTCGTGTCCGACGAAGGGGAGGACACAATCTATCTATTCCCCGACTCAGCGGCGGCGTATCGTGAGATCGACATAAAAATCAGCATGGGGCAATCGGCGAAACGCCCGAAGAAAGCACGGGTACTCGTGGAGATCGCGAACGCCAGCGAATCGAGTGTCAAGGTGACGAACAACTACAAGGACGAGAGTCCGGTCTGGGAGACTGTGCCGGACGGCGGGGTCGCGACGCTTGATAACGCCACGAAGACGAGCGAGCAGTGGGAACTCGGGCTGCAAATCTACGCGAAATCAGGCGGCAGGGCAACGGTGCAAGAGCCGATTATGCTCGTGGAAACGGAGGAGACGACATGAGGATACAGGACTATATCCGCCAGCGCAATGCGGCACACCGGGCGGAAATCAAGGCGATGGAAAGCAAAATCGCCGAAAACGCCGACAAAGCCGAGGCTCTGAATATCATCCTCGGCGAGGACTCGGACGATGAAACAAATCTTTCAAGCGGAGGTGACACGGATGGCGGAAACTGAGAAAACGCCACTGGAACAGAATTCGGACGCGATTGCTGAGATTATGACGCTGGCGAATAATTTACCCAGTGCTGGCGGTGGAACGGATGTTTCCCTTGGCGTGACTGGGGCGAGTGTCGGGGATATTGTCAAGGTCAAGGCGGTGGATGATAGCGGGAAGCCGACGGAGTGGGAAGCTACTACAGCTGAGGGAAGCTCCGGTGGCTGGACAAAGATTGGCGAGCTTACGATGGGCGGCACGACATTCCTAATCTCGGCGTATGCGGATGGCGTGATTACCGTCACGCCGCAGAATGGGGTTTATCCGACTACGGTTCATAACCGTATCGCGAGAAAAGCGGACTACTCCAGCTATATACTGATCAAGCTTTATGCCACTGAGACTGCCGGGCAGTTTACCATGAAGAATCTTGACAATCAGACATATGCTCCGACAGACGTGGATTTAACGCAATACATCATCGAAGAGCCCGATGCGGAAACGCTGACGTTTTCAAGCATTGCGCCGTACATGTATCATAAGGTGAGGGCTACGATGCCGCTGATGGCTTGCCACGGAATGAGAGCCTCGTTTACTGGCACGTATGCCTACGCTCCACTTCATGTCTCGAATGTCTATGCTTACGCGCTCGGAAAAACAGGGTGCGAGGTTAATTTTGAGACCTGCTCAAGCTACTCGGCGGATAAGCTTGCCACAAAGGCATCGTGGATCAGCACAACGACGAATTCAGGCACGTGGGATTATCTTCAGGTGACAAATAAACCAGCATCGCCTCCGACGTCTCTTACTTTTTTGGTACAAAGTGCAATGCTGTCAATTGGAACGCGTGTAGAACTGTGGGGTAGAAACGATGAAAACTAAAGAATACAACGCAACAACAAAGCAAACAACCATCCGTGACATGACCCCCGAGGAAATCGCGGCACTTGAAGCGCAGGCTTCCGAAGCCCCCGCACCTGAGTTGACGATTGAGGAGCGGATCGGGAAGGTGGAAGAGGATACTGCGGTGATAAGGGCGATTTTGCTGGGGGAGGAAGGAGAGACGAAATGAAAGGCATCGACGTATCGACTGTGCAGGGTGTGATCGACTGGCGAACCGCCGGGAGAAATATCGACTTCGCGATGATCAAGGCGACGCAGGGACGCGGTGAGGGCACGGCAACTCGGCTTTTGTCGAAGTTTACCGACTCGAAATTCAGGCAGAACGTCACTGCCTGCCCTGTCCCGCGCGGCGTGTACCATTACTTCACGGCAACCACGAAGGCGAAAGCGTACGAAGAGGTCGATTATTTCTGCAAGGTCATCGAACCGTTCTCGGACTACTTCACCCTCTGGGCGGCTCTCGACGTGGAGAGCAAGTACCTCAAAGGACTCGGCAAGACCGAGCTTACAGCGATTGTCCAGATCGCGTTTGACCAGATAAAGCTCCGCGGCTATACGCCGATGCTTTACACGAATCCCGACTTTTTAACCTACCGCTTCGAGCCGCACGCTTTTGACGACACCGACATCTGGCTCGCGCACTGGGGCGTTAAAAATCCGCTGAGCGTCCCCCGACTAAAAATCTGGCAGTACGGCGCGGGGAGCTGTCCCGGTGTGAAGACGAAAGTCGACCTCGACGTCGGGTACTTTGATCAGCCGGTCAAAGAGTACGCCCCCGGCGACAAGTACACGATACAGCCGGGCGACCGATACACGAACGAAAAGCCTGTGCCGTCGGCGTACTGGGGCAAGACCTACACGGTCTGGCAGGTAAAGCCCGGCGCGGTGCTGCTGAAAGAAATTGTTTCGTGGGTTGAAGTATGAGGTACTTAAAGCGGCTGATACTCGCGGTGCTGATCTATATGGCGGTTTATCTGCCCTTTATCGCCGTCCTGCAAGCCGTCACCGGAACTGACCTTACCGCCGCTTTTTCGGTCGGCGGTATTGTGGGTGCGGTTGAACTCGCGCTCGGTTCAATAATCAAAATCACCGAAAACAAAGAAATGAACAAGAAAGGATATATCGAAAATGGACAAAATGGATATAACGCCGATTCTGGAGATGGCTGTGAAGCTGATATTCACGCTGGTGACGCTTTTCTTGATCCCGAAGCTGAAGGAGCTGATTTCGGCGAAAGTCGCGGAGAGTGATCAGAAGAAGATCATCCGCTGGGTTGAACTCGCGGTACAGGCGGCAGAGGAAGCCGAGCGTGCCGGGCTGATCGACAAGAAAGCGAAGTATCAGTACGCGAAAAGCTTTCTCGAAGCTCGCGGCGTGACCTTTGATGCCGACACGATGCAGGCTCTGATCGACTCGACCGTGTGGGAGCTTTTTAACCAATTCAAGAAGGAATCCGACTCTGACGCCGAAAGCGAGGCGTGAAATGAGAGCTGACGACGTGGCTGACCTCACGCGATCCGAGTGGACGCGGCTTATCGACGAGTGCATCCATGATCGGAAATGGCGAGACATTTTTAAGAGACGCTGGCTCGACGGGATCAAGTTCGAGCCCCTTGCGGAGGAATTCGACCTCTCCGTCCGGCAGACGCAGCGGATTGTCAAAGCCTGCGAGCAGAAAATCAAAGCACGTATATAAATGTCATGAAACCGTCGCGAAAGCGGCGGTTTTTATTCGTACACTTTGCACAAAAACCATGCTATAATATATATGCCGGAGGAAACTCCGAGTATATAAAGGATGGTGAAACCATATGGCAGAATTCGCATCGAACGCAAAGGGAAACGCGGCTCTCGCGACCGGAATCATCGGTACGGCGGGCGTCGGTCTGGGACTGCTTAACGGTGGTCTGGGAAACATTCTCGGCGGGCTGGGCGGCTGGAACACTCAGCGCCAGACCGCGACCGACACCGCGGCGATCATGGCTATGTCGGCACTCGCCGGACGAGCATCGGCTGACGGCTGCACGTGCAACGAAGATCACAAGGTCGACCGCTACGAGGCGGCTCAGGCGGCGAGAATCGCCGAGCTGGAAACTGAGGTCAAGCTCCGCGACGCCAACACCTACACCGACCAGAAGCTGCTCGAAGTCTATAAGTACTTCGACGGCAAGATCGGCACGCTTGAATCCGCTGACGCGGCGCAGGCAGTCATGAATCAGCGCATCGCGGACAGCTTCGAGGCGGTGCACACCGACATCAGCTGCGTCAAGAACGAGCTTTACGGCGCGATCCGTGCGGAGGCTGAGAAACGCTGCTGCGGCGACAACTCGATCGTCACCTACGCGAACGCGACATTTTACCCGAAGCAGGTCGCGGACGTCACGACCGGAACGACCACCACGGCGCAGTCGACTTACAATCCCCTGCCCAACTGCGGCTGCAACTGCAACCGATAAGCTTCAAGGGGCGGCAATCGCCGCCCCCATCTTTGAAAAGTGAGGTGTGCGTATGGTGACTCTGGCACAGGTTACAGCCGGCATAGAAAAGTATCTTAGCGTCGAGATACTGCCTAAGATCCCCGGCTTACAGAATTGGATTATCGGCGCAGCGGCGTCTTGCTTGCTGTCCCGGTCAGCCGAAGTTTTTAATAAATTAAAGACGAATCCCGCTATTGTGGCAATGGGCATAATAGATAAAGATGATCAGATCGACATTGACACGGTTTACCGCGAGTTCGCGAAGCAGGCGCAGCGCGGAGCAGTGACCTTTGACGTCCCGTTCGTCGGTCCGCTGACGCTCGGCGCGGGAGATGTCGACCAACTCTACAGATATATAATCGGAGGATAAAGACATGAAAGACGAGATCATGAAGGGCATCGCATGGATGACCACCGACGGCATCAAGGACGCCGACATGGCTTACGAGTACGCCGTCGAGGCGAAGGAGTCCGGAAAGCCGGAGCTTGCGGCGATGTATATCGAGGACGCGAAGTACCGGCTCGGAAAGGTCAAGGAGTGGTACGAACGCGCCATGAGTATGCACGGCGGACAGGTTGATCCGGTCGCGGAGGTGCTGATGGAGCATTATCGCGGATGGTATCGGGATGCGCTGGACAAGGTTATGAAATTCCATTCGTGAGAAGAGGAGCGGAAACGCTCCTTTTCCTTTGCTCAAAATTTTTTCGAGAAAAATATATTTTTTTCTCGAAAACCCCTTGACAAAATCGAGAAAGTATGGTATAATATATACATCAAAGGGAGAGCGGAAAGCCGATCGGAAAGAACCGCAGAAAGAGAGAATAAAATGAGAAGCATCAGCATTAACAACGGAAACACCTACTGCACCATTAAGGAGGCTATCGAAGCCGTCGGCATGGACGAGATCGTCGCGATGATGGACGACGACCTCCGCGAGGAAATCGCGAATGAGTGGCAGGGCGAAGAGGACGACCACGAAGGGTTCGTCGCCGAATATCTCCGCCGCGCGTCCGAAGACCTTATCATCGGCTAATCGCTCCCGAGCCGTCGAGCGTATCGGCGGCATCTCAAAGAAAGCTGACCTACCGGCTAAACGGGGAAAAGGAGAGAAAATCATGCTTTTCAACGAAATCAAAATCGCAGGCAAGACCTACGCCGCAATCCCCTGCACCGCATACCTTCCGACCATCGACGAGACCGAGGCTGACCGCCGCGACATGACGATCGTCGACGCGAACGCATACGCCGACACCGACGAAACTGGCTACACGCTGATCCCCGAGTACATCGAGGACGGCGAAGAGATCGCCGAGTGGGATGCCGCGTGGAGCACCGACTGCGACGACCTCGGCACAGCGATCCACGACGGCGAGTGGTTCAGCATCCACGACCCGCACACCGACGACGAGCGTAACCACGACGAGACCGAGCCCGTGAGGGCTTCGGTCAACTCCTACGGCGGGCAGGCAAGCTACAGCGGCAAGCGTGGCGACGAGTCGGTTGACGCCCTCGATGTGACCATCCCCGGTGACGCCTTCCTTCACGCCACAGAGCACCGTCTGATCGCCGAGTCGGTCATCGACGACGCCGAGACATACGACGAGAGCGCGAGCTACCAGGCGCTCTGCGAGATGATAGCGGACGCCATGGAGACTCTGGCTCATCGCCTGATCAAGCCGGTTATCATCCCGCTGAGTACCTTCTGCGGCGGCGAAGACATCGTCGTCGAGCCGGTGAAGCCGTATGACGACGAAGACCACAGCTTCGACGATGATCAGATCATCAACAACTTGAAGGTAGAGACTATATGATCCGAAAGTGTAAAAAGTGCGGCAAAGAGTTCACGCCAAATTCGCCGAGCCGCTATCTGTGCGATGAGTGCCTGAAGAAGAAAGAAATCACTGGTGTTCTACGCGAAATAACATGCCAGATATGTGGAAAGAAGGTTGAAGGATACCTATCTACGAGATACTGCCCCGAGTGCTCCGCGCAGAGACGCATCGAAAGGCAGAGGCTGTATCGCAAGAAGGGCTTCACGCGGCACATAGGCGACGTAGATCAATGCGCCCGCTGCGGCGCGGAATACATCGTGCAAAGTGGTGCGCAAAAATATTGCAAATCGTGCACAGAACTCGCCAAAAAAGAAAATGAGCACCGTCAGGCTGTTGATTATTACTATAATCAAGGTGGCAAAGAAAAGAGCATTGAAAATGCCAAAAAAATGAAGGAGAATGCAACTGTGTGCCCGGTGTGTGGCGAACTGTTCACTGCCTTAAAAAAGAATCCGGTATACTGCTCGCGGGAGTGTGCCGAATTTGCAAAGAATAGCGAAATTAAATATTTCAAAGGTGCAGGCAAACCGCGGACGACACCCATCACGACAAGCAAGACCGGAACGAGCGGAGTCACTTGGAGCAAAACCAACAATAAGTATGTCGCCAGAATCGCGATTGACGGAGTGAGGCACTGGCTCGGAAGCTTCGAGAGGCTCGAAGATGCCGTCAAGGCGAGAAGAGAAGCCGAAGAGAAATATTTGAGAGGAGAATAAATCATGAAAAAAGTCATTCAAGGCGTCCTCTGCGACACCAGCACAGCAAAATACCTCGGTGAAGCGTCTTATCTGGGCGTCCGCGACTTCGCCCACTGGAGCGAGGAGCTCTATCGGACGAAATCCGGAAAGTACTTCCTCTACGGCGAAGGAGGACCCGCCAGCCGTTACGCCGTGACCATCGGGCAGAATGAGTGGTCGGGCGGCGAGAAAATCCAGCTGATTTCCCGCGAAACCGCCATGGAGTGGGCGGAAGAGCACCTCGACGGCGATGAGTATATCGCGGCTTTCGGCGATCCGGAGGAGGCAGAGAAAGCCATGTCGATCGTCCTCCCGGCGAAGGCTCGGGAACGGCTCGAAGAGATCAAGCGCGAGACCGGGAGGACTTTCTCGGAGATTATCGCGCGGGCGATTGAGGGGTATCGGGAATGAATAAAAGCCGAGGGGAGTTGCCCTCGGCTTTCGTTATTTTGTCGCAAGTGAGACCATAAAGATGATATATGGTGTTCGCTTGAGACCGATGTGGTGGGGCAAGTCGGAGCTCAGGCGAACACTGCCGCCCTCGCTCTCGATCTCGTCGACGTCGTCCAGCGTGACATCAACCTCGTTTTTTCCGCCGCCGAGCGGATCGAAGATGACCTTCAGCCGGTCGTCGAAGACGAAGACCTTGACCAGAAAAGTCTGGAAAAGCTGCGCCCGGTACTTCTTGTCATCGATGTCTCCGCCTCGAAAACTCTTCAGATAGCCGACCACCTGCTCCCGCGTCACGTCGATCTGACTCGTCGTCAGCATCGCCAGCTGCTCCGTGATCCTTGTGTTCTCCGCCTCAAGCTCCATCAGTCGTGCCTTCGTCGACTCCGTAAAAATCCCCGCCTCGATCGCCGCGAGGATATTTTTGATAGCTTTCGCGTTTTCAGCCCTCTCTGCTTCGAGCATTTTTATCTCGGGGTTATCCTTATGCTGACGCTGAAACTCCATCACTTCGTCTGCCATCTGGTCGATGATCTTGTCATTCATGATCCGCTCCACCAGTGCTTTCGCAACTGTGTCCTCGATCTGACGCCGACCGATGTGCTCCTTGTCACAGCCTGTCCCGCTTTTTCGTCCGGTGCAGGCGTAGTAGTGATATGTCGTCCCGGCACGACCTGTGCCGCAGATGCCCGTCATCGCCTGACCGCACTTCCCGCAGTAAAGCTTGCCTGTCAGCTGATAATCAGCCGAGGGGCTTATTTTTTTTCGCTTCATTGCCATCATCGCCTCCATGTAAAGCTGCTTGTCTAAAATCTGCGGCATTCCGCCCTCAGTGCGGATGCCATCGAAAATGTAAATTCCGAGATACCTTTCGTTTCCGAGGATCGCGCCGTAGCTGCTCCGCCCCCATTTTCCGCCCGTCCGGGTTTTTAGTCCGCGGGCGTTAAGGCCCGCCGATATCGATGCGATAGTCTCCCCTGCTGCTACTCGCGCGTATATTTCGCGGACGATCTGCGCCCGGGGTTCGTCGATCTCAAAGCGACCGTCCGCGCCGGACTGATAGCCGAAAGGCGCAGGACCGTTGGACTTGCAATTCTGCGCGTTATCTGCCTGCGTCCGCTTGATGTCCTCACCGAGGTTTTCGCTATAAAACTGGTTCACCGACATCATTGTCCGCAAGGCGAAGCGGCCGGCGGCGGTGTTGCCGAACTCCTCTTTTGCGTACAGAACGTTGACTCCATTTTTGGTCATTTCGACCTCAAAATTCAGTGCGTTCAACATATTTCGAGCTATTCTGCTTGATTTGTATGCGATAATGGTGTCAAAGAGCTTCTTTCCGGCATCCCGGCGCAGCCGCTGAAACTGTGGGCGACGGTCTGAGCGACCGCTTATCGCCGCGTCGGCGTAAACGTCGATGACCGTCAAGCTGTTCGCCTTCGCGAATGCCTGGCACTCGGCGACCTGCTGCTCGATTGATTCATCGCGCTGGTTGTGCGAGGAAAAGCGCGCGTAAATCACGGCTTTAGACATTTTTATCATCCTTCTTTCTCAAAATTTTGAATCCGACAAGCCCGCACACCACACCGAGGACGCCCATGAAGATCGCCAGACCGATTTCGCCGTCCATGATCCCGTATGGCACGCATACCGCGCTGATGAACTCGATCGAATACGCGATAATCCCTGGCGTGAGTTTTTTATCCGCGGGCTCACTTCGCGGCGGCGTCGGCAGACTCGATGATGAGGAGCGGGACACACTGGATGATCGGCTCGTCGAGCTTTTTCGCGATTTCTCGCCGCCGCTGGAGACGCAGGAAATGCCAGTGCCGGGAATCGAGTGTGTGGTTTTAATTTTCCGTCCGGGCGACTTTGTGACGCGGAAGCCCTTGAAGCCCCAGCTCGCGCCGATGCCGCGCTTCGAAAAATTAAAGCGCAGACCGCCGGGCAGTCTTACGCTTTTACGAAATCTCAGTCCCATTTCAGTCCACCCCCATGACACTGAAATCAAAGGTCTCGACCGGGGAACGGCGACCAGTTTTATATATTTCGGCTTTTGCGACCTGGGTGTCAGTACCGATGCCGACCTTCCACGACCAGGCGACTTTCCCGTTCGCGTCAGTCTTTGCCTTGCCGAGTCCTTTGGCGGAAGAAAAACCGGTTGAGTAGCGGACTTTCAACGTATACTCGGTATCTGGTTTGCCTTTGATGGTCAGGGTCTGGATCTCTCCGGCATTTATCGGGCTTATGATGTTGACGAGCTTTACTTCCGGCTCGGCTTTCGCTGTCTCCGGAGCCTTTGTCGTTTCCGGGACTTTTGTCGTTTCGGGCACGGTCGTCTCGGTTTCCGGAATCGTCGTTTCCGGCTCGGTCTCAGCGATCGTCTCAAAAGCGGCAGTCGTCTCGTCAGGGGATGCCGTTGATTCGCCCGCCTTGGTCGAGTCGTGCGAGCGGTCGATTACCCCGGTCGTCTCGACTACGGGTTCGTCCGGCGCGGTGGCGATGTCGGCGGTCAACGTGCCGAAGAGCAGCCCGGTCACATAGATAACCACGGAAATAATGATTCCTGCTGTTTTACTCATTTTTTACCTCCTTATCTTCTCAGCCATCCGACCGAAGGATTCAGGATGTCGACGGTGAACCAAAAGCAGAGGAAGGCAACGAGAACCACGGTGAAGATCATTATCCGATGCTTTTCCTGATGCTCGTGAAAATAAAGCTCACGCAGTGCTTCGATGCGCTGCTTCAGGCTCTCGATCTGCGTCTGGTATGACTTTTCGAGGCGGTCAACCGATGCTTTCGACTCGCTGTCGTCGGGGTATAGCTGGGCAATTTCGGACATTGGTGGGTCATCGGCGGGCTTCGGCGGCGGGTCGGGAGAGGTCAGCCAGTCGATCGAGACATCGAGCGCGATCGAGACGAGACTCAGAGTCGGGCGCGTCGAGGTTTCGCCGCGCATCAACCGCTTGATCGTTCCCTCCGAAACCCCCGCCAGATCGGCGAGCCTGGCGTTTGAGTAGCCGAACTCATCCATCTTCGCGCGGAGTCTGTCCGGATTCGCTATATAATCCACTGGTTTTCCCCTTTTGCTGAGATTTGTCACTAAATACCCCGAAGTTGCCCTTGCATTTTGGTTATTTTTGATGTATAATGGTTTCAACGGTTCGGTGACTATGTTAATTATACCATGGAATCTCCAGTTTGTCAAGACTTTTTTCTCAGATTTGCAAAAAATATCGAAATCGGAAAGGGCGGAAACAAAAAATGTCAAAATTGTTCGAAATTATCGTCGCGAGGCTCAGGCGGATGACGCCGGAGCAGCTTATGGAAGTCTACACGTACATACGCCGGATGAAATAAAAAGGAGAGGGACGTTTCCGTCCCCCTCTTTTTTAGCTGTCCTCGCTCCGGGCTTTCTCCTCGGCTTTCCTCAGCTCCTCGGCTGCTGCCTTGAGCTTCTTCCAGCCGTCCTCGCTCAGAGCCGCGAGAGTCAGAATGAGCTGACTCTTGAAGTCGTCGCTTTCGTCAGCCAGCGCTTCGCTGACGAAATTCGCGATCTTCTCGCGCCGGGTCATCTTCCGGAACATCTCGCCTTCTCCGGTTTCGAGCCAGATGATGCTCGCGCCGCAGGCTTCAGCGATCTGATCGAAGTAGCGCGGATTGGGCTTAATCCTGTCGCCCTCGATGTTCTTTATCGTCCCAAGTCCGAGCCGGACTTTCTTGGAGAATTCCGACTGCGACAATCCGAGAGCCTCGCGAACCTGCTTGACGCGCATATTCGCTTCGGATTCGGTGCTGTCGAGTATATCGTCCTTCATATGATCACCTCCTTTCTTCGCTATATATTATACCACATTTTTGCGGTGTTGTCAATACCAAAAAAATATTATTTTTTTCGAAAAAGGTCTTGACAAATCCGAGAATGTATGGTATAATAGTATCATCAACACCAAGTAAACCAAAAAACGGTGTTGTTAAAACCAAAGCAGGAGAAACACCATGAAGAAAGTCAAAATCACGTTCTCGATGATCAGTCGTCCGTTCGGCGGTTACAAGTTTCAGCGCCACAACGCCGTGATGGAGCTCCCGGACGAGGTCGCGGATGAACTCGAAGAGCGGCAGGCGAGAAGCCGGTACGTCTCGGATCAGGAGCACAACAACCCGAGCCGACACCACGTCGCCGAGCTGCTTCAGATAATCGCCGAGGTTCGCGGCTATGAAGAGGGTGTCTTCGAGTTCGCGGAGATCATCGGTGACGACGCAGAGTGAGGGAGACCCCGGTCTCCTGTAATGCGGTCAGGCAGACGGTCACAAACCCCGACAGCCGCATAAAACAGAAAGGAGAATCTGAATGAACACGATTGACAAAGAGACGAGAATCCTCGCCGAGACCATCCAGGCGGTGAAGTCGATCAAAAGCGAGTCGGCACGACGCGACCTTCTCAACATCGCGAAGGGCATCGTGATCGGTGAGACACCTCTCCCCAGGGAGGTGACCCCCGATGCCGACAAAAACCACGGCGCAGCGACAGCGTGACGCGATTGTCATCCGGCTCGAAAAATACATCGCCAGCCGCAAGCGGGAAAAGCTCGGCTGCCATCAGACCGCCGACTCGCTCGGCATGGAGTATCATACGCTCAGACGGCGAATGGCTTACCCTGAGACGTTCACGCTCTTCGAGCTTCAGCGGGTCGCGGAGGGGCTCGGAGTGCCGCTCGCAGAGCTTTTTGAGAGGAGGGACGCTGATGGATCTGAAAGTGCTGAGTAAAGAGGCGCGCGAGCTCTTCGCGAAGGAGACGCTCGAAGCTGTCCGCCGATGGGTCAAGGCTCAGGAGGCGGAAAACCAAAAGAAAGGAGAGATGAAAGATGAAAGAGAGACCGTTTGACCACCGGATAAACCGGTATTCGGACGCGCTCGACGACGCCGCCGCGAACGGTCGGCGAATCCGCGGTGAGATCATCACCCGGATGCTTGACATCGCGGTCGCCGACGAACGGATCGACGTCAGCGTCGACACGTGGTATGGGCGGATGAAGGTGTCCGCGCGGGTGAAGGATGAAAGCGATCAGATGATCGACGTCTCCGATCTTGATGTCGAAACGCTCTGGCGGCTCGCCGACCTGCTCGACAAGATCGCGAAGGTCCACGAATCGCCGAGGGAGGACATGCCGGATGGAAAGTAACGTTCCGTTTCTCAAGGCGACCGCGAGGCGCGAACTCGCGAGGATCAGGGCGGAGAAACCGTCTGTCGAAAACGCGGAACGCGACCTCGTTATCTGGTCGGCGCGATACCGCGAGCGTGTGGTCGATGGTGACTCGATGTTCCCGGGCGAGGGGACATACAGGAGCATCCTCGAAGCTTACGCGAGGCGCGAGGCGTTAAAACAATACCTGGAGGAGGTGAAAGAATGACATACGGAGTGAGAGTTTCAGCCGAGGGCGAAGCTGATGTTGTCGAGATGGGTGAAACCCTTGTTGGAGAGCTTGGTGTAATGCAGGAGGTTATCGGCGGCAACATCGAGCGAATCCCGATGCTGATGCGCGGGGTTTACAGCTATTGGTGCGACGAGGAGGGAGTCCTGAAGGAACTTCCGAAAAATGATTTCGTCTCGTATCTCGCGGGGCGGGTCATCGTCGGAACGGTGCTGATACTTATGCGTCCGACGGCTGACGGCGAAGTCCCGGCGATGGACTTTGAGACGGCGAAAAACGCCTGCAAGGCGGTCAACGACACAATCAGAAGAATGGAGGTGTAAAAAAATGATCGAGAAGGTATCTTTCGAAAAAATCCACGCGGTGCAGTCGAAGCTGATCCGCGAGCAGGACAAGGAGATCGAGCGGCTTCGCGAGTCGAACCGGGTCCTGGAGGCGACGAATCAGACGCTCGCCGAGGCTCTGGCGCGGGCTTTATCCCGGGAGGGACGCGACCGGGTCTTCGTCCCGATGAAGGAAATCAAGCCGGACGGCGTGACGTTCCGCCTGGAGCGGACGATTGACGGCGATGTGCTTGTCATCAGGGCGTAAGAAAAGCCCGTGCGGAATGGCAGTTCCGGCGCGGGCAATCCAATGAGACACCAAAATTATAACACACAGAAAGGATTTTGTCAAGTGCTTTTACAAAAGGTTAAAAAAATCTGCAAAAGGGACGGCATCGTCATCGTCAACCGCGAGAACGGCGAGCAATGGCTCGGTGCGCCCGGCGCGATCTACCCGGTCTTCGGAATCGGGCTCTGCGAGAGGGTGGTCTGCACGCTGTTCGACCTGCCGGAAGATGACGAAAACCGGGTGTTCTTCGAGCTGCCGGAGGAGGAGCTTACTTCCGACGGTGTGACGCTCGACAATCTGCCCGAGGACGGCTCGGACGAAGAGCCGCTCGCTCCGCTCTGCTGGACGCTGGGGCTCGGTGGTCGAAGCTTCGTGACGCTGTGCGGTGGACGCAAAACCGATCTCGTCCTGCTGGCTGACGCGGACAATGTCGCGCCGCTTAAAGACTGCGAAGACTTAAGGTACTATGCCCGTCAAAACGTCCTTGGCGACTGGTATATCGTCGCGAAATCCGGCTACGTGGTCGTCGGCGTGATGGCGGCTGAAAAAATTCCGGACTCGGCGTTCGCCGCGCTTAATCTTATCTCGGCGAACATCGTGAGCGTCGGCGATGTGAGGTACGCGCGAGGGACGCTTTTCAAAGACACTGCCGGAGGCGAAAAATGAGAGACTGTGAGCTGCCGGATCATCCGGACATCGAGCGGTGCGAGCGGACAGGGCTCGCGCCGGGACAGAGGGACGAACGGTTTCGCTGCCCCCGGTGCGGCGAGGAGCTGTCGGTTTTCGACGAGGTCTTCGCCGACCGGAAGAGCGGTGAGGTTATCGGGTGCTGTTACTGCGCGAAGGTGATCGAGTCGGACGAGGTGGTCGAGTGGTGAACACTTACATTTCAACCGTCGGCATGAGCCGCGCGGACTGGCTGAAAGCCCGGCAGTCTGGCATCGGGGGAAGCGATTCCCCCGCTCTGGTCCTGCCGCGCGAGGTTTATAGCTGGTCGCGACCGAAGGACGTGTACTGGTCAAAGGTCAGCGAGCCGGACGAGACTTCGCCGCTTGCCTGCCGGGTCGGGAGCTTTCTCGAACCCTTTGTCGCCGAGCTTTTCACCGAGGCGACAGGGCTGCGGGTGCATAAGCTGAACAAAATCATCATCTCGGGCGAAAATCCGTTCATGTTCGCGAACATCGACCGGAAGCTTTACGGCGCCGACTATGGGCTTGAGATCAAGACGACCACCGTATACAACGACCGGAAATTCACCGAGGACGAATACCCCGCCAACTACTATGTGCAGATGCAGCACTACATGGCGGTAACGGGGTGGAAAAAATGGTATCTTGCCGCGCTGATCGGAAACCAGAAGTTCGTGTGGTACGAAGTGCCGCGAAATGATGAGGATATTGCCGAAATCATCGCGACGGAGAAAAAATTCTGGGACGAGGTTGTCGTCCCGAAAAATCTGGAGGAACTTGAAAGATGGGCATGAGTTTACAGCTTTTCAAAAAACCCGAGCCGGTCGCCGAGCTGGGCTTCGATCTTGAGTCAATCCGCAAGGATTACGCCGAGATCGCCGAGGCGCAGCGAGAGGTCGGTGGGATGGTGACGTTCCGCGCGAAGGTCGCGACCGGCGGCGGAAAGGCGTTTGACATCGACACCGGGGATGACGAGACAAGCACGAGCGTGACGAGCTTCTCGGGCGTTATCGTCTACAATCACAACTGCAACGCCTATTTCGACGAGGACTCGCAGGGGAATTTACCCCCGGTCTGCTCGTCGATGGACGCGGTGACCGGAGTCGATACTCTGTCGGGCGAATGCGTCTTCTGCGCGCAGTGTCCGCGCAACGTCTTCGGCTCAGCGGCGAACGGTCGCGGGAAAGCCTGCAAAAACATGCACAGGCTCTATATCATGACCGAGGGCTCGGCGATTCCGCTGATGCTCGCGCTCCCGCCGACGTCGCTGAAGGCGTTCCGGAACTACCGGCTTTCAACTCTGGCGTCGAAGCATCTGAAACCCTGCGAGGTGGTCACCGAGTTTTCGCTCGCGCCGCAGGTTTCGCAGACCGGGCAGAAGTACTCGGTCGTGAAATTCGGGCTGCTCGGCAAGCTCGCCGAGGGCGACGCGAAGGTCGCGAGGTTCTTCGCCGATCAGATGAAGGCGTCGGCGGCGAAAGTCCCGGAGATGAGCGCGGACGACTACAACCGCGCCGAGGAGAGGCACGATGACGCTGTGGAGGAATGAGTCGCAGCTTCTGAACGCGATCGTCCGGACGCTTTACCCGCACTGCGTTCTGCACCGGGTGAATGTCGGGCGGGTTCGGACTCCGGATGGACGGTATTTTTCGACCGGAGTTCCGGTTGGGTATCCTGATCTGTCCGGCTATCGCCGGAGCGATGGGAAAGCCGTCTACATCGAGTGCAAGGTAAAGCCGAACAAGCCGACGCCGAAGCAGCTCGAATTTATCGCGAAGGCGCGCGAAGCCGGGTGTCTGGCTGGCGTGTGCTACAGTCCGGAGGACGCGCTCCGGCTGGTGATCCCGAAAGTCGACGTTGTCGACGATGATTTTTAGGAGTGAATGATGGCAAGACCTGCGAAAAAGGGGCTTGCGTACTTTCCGAAAGATGTTGATTTTTATCAGGACGAGAAGATCGTTGACCTTGGCATGAAATACGGTCCGCTCGGGCTCACGGTCTTCGACGTTCTGATGACACTCGTCTACCGCGAGGGCTACTATCTGGAGCTGCCGCTGTCGAAAGTCGGACAGATGATTGTCCGCACAGTCGGTGAAAGTTGGTTTAGGAAAACGGGGATGGGTGCTGTGGACCTTAGTGTTGAGGTTATTCTTTACTGCGCCGAGATCGGGTTAATCAATGCACCCCTCGTGAGGCAGAACGTTATAACTTCCGTCGGAATCCAAAAACGGTATGCCGCCGTCACTGCGAGGAATAAGGTCAATTTAACAAAGTACTGGCTTCTCGACAACCGTAGAGTCGATGGGGCTTTGGAAAGTATGCCCAAAAAAAGAGTTTCTGTTGCAGAAACCCCCATTTCTGTTGCAGAAACCCCAGTTTCTGACGCAAAAACACCACAAAGAAAAGAAAATAAAATAAAAGAAAATATCTCAGACGACACTGCGCGAGTTTCTGTTGCAGAAACCCCCATTTCTGTTGCAGAAACCTACGAGTTTTCCACAGGGACGACAGACGACAAAGACGAGAGAATCGCGGCGGTCATATCAGAGTTTGCGCGGCTTCTTCCGGGACTTCCGAAACCGACGGTCTCAGCCCGGCTGATAAGGAATCTCAGCCAGAGCGCGGCGACCGTCGAGGATTTCGCGATGGTCTTCGAGAGGGCTTCGAGGTCGTCGTTCCTCTCGTCGGCGTCATGGTGTACGATCGAGTGGATGACGACGCCGGAGAACGCCGAGAAGGTGCTGACCGGACGGTACGACGATTTCGCCAAGCGAGGTGAGAAAGCCCCCGCCCGGGAAAGCCGGGACACAGACCGCTCGAGTGTCGATGAGATGATGAGGCTGATCTATCAGAGGTCGGCGGGAGGCGGATATGAAAGCGAATCTTAAGTACGCCGGGAAAAGAACCTTCCCGGTCGGCGCGCAGGAGATGGCGCGGGCGTACATCGACGAGGAGTTCAAGAACCGGCAGAGGGTTTACACCCGGCGGATTCTCCTCGCACTGTGCATCGTGCTCAATGATATTTTCCACTTCGGCAACAAGCGGCTCATGTGGGTGCTGAAAGGCATCGAGGACGTTATGTGCGACTACGCGTCACGGATACCGAAGGATTACCGGGCGGAGAGCCCGGAGGAGGACGAGCTGTCGCGGCTGATGCAGGAAGAACTGAACAGCAGGAAAGGGCTGAGTGTGGAGATAAAATGACGAACGAAGAATATTACGCCATGCTCGACAGAAATCACCTCTGCCACCGATGCCATAAAGAGAAGGCTTTCCCCGGGCGGAAGTTTTGTCCGGAATGCCTTGAGAAAGATGCCACCAAGAGAGCTGAAAAATATGCACGGATGACTGCCGAGGATCGTAAGAAAGACGCTGACAGAATACGTGAAAGGTATCATCAGCACAAAGACGAGGGTATTTGCGTCAGGTGCAACAGACCCGCGACCTACGGTTTGTACTGCTACGAGCATTATATCCGTATGAAGCGATTGAGCCGACTTGCGGCGCAGAAACGTAAGCGCGAATCCGCTGATCGGGTAAGCGTCCGCGACTGGCGGATAGAGCATCGGCTATGCTTTAACTGCGGTGCGCCGATCGAAGATGGCAATCCGACGAAGGTCTGCAACGCCTGCCGCGTTCGCCTGGCGAACATTCAAAAAAGTCCGTGGAAGTATCAGGAATTCAGATTCGGGAGGAATGCATATGAGCCGACTTACCAAAGCGGACAAGCAGGCGCTCGCGCAGGCGGCGTCTGAGACAAACAAAATCGTCGCTTTAGCCGACGAGAAGGTCAAGAAGGACAGCTTCGACACCATGTGGGCATTCATGATGATGGGCGCGCAGAAATCGAACGTGGCGTTTCTCATCGAGTGCTGCGAACGACTGAAACGCTGCATGACGCAGAAGACCGCCGGGCAGCCCGAATACGCGAAAGCGGGCGACGAGAGGTTCGAGACGAGTCTTGATCAGCTGATGAATTTTATCATCATCGAGACGATGTGTCTGTGGCTGTCTGGCGGGCTTAATAAATTAAGGGATATGGAGGATGAATAATGACGGATATAGAATATATCGCATCGAAGCTGAGCTTGGAGGACATTCTCTGCCAGCTCGCGGAAGAAGCCGCAGAACTTTCGCAGGCGGCACTGAAGCTGCGCAGAGTGATTACCGGGACAAATCCGACGCCGTTTTCGGCTGGTGACGCGAAACACGCATTGAACGAAGAAATCGTCGATGTTGCTGTTGCCACTGAGGCTTGGTTCGAGTCCGAGGTCGGCGGTATTGATGGAGTAGAGACCAACGATATTAAAAGTGCCCTCGGCACTTTTGCGGATGTGAAGATTGCACGCTGGGCACAGCGGCTGAAGGAGAAGGAGGGAAAATCATGATTGACGAAGCAATCCGAAAGAAAATCGAAGCGTACATTCCGTCGCCGCGAGACCCCGAGCTGAAATTCAATGAGTACTACGTCAATGACGCGGGCGGCAGGGTTCAGAAGGGGCGCGTGACCGACATCATCGGTTTAGCGGGCGACGAGAAGCTGCGGTACATTCTCCGAAACAATCGCGGACGGATCAAAGGTCCGTGGAAGTACGATTCGTTTCTGAAAGCCGAGATGTACGACAACGCGGAGGACTGTAAGGCGTGCACGCACGGCGCGTGCGACTACTGGGAGCGGCTCAGGGAAATACAGGAGAAAGGGGAATCAGACGATGCTGAAAGCTGAAATCGAAACCGCGCTGACCGCTGAGGAGCGGTACATTCTGATACTGTTCCACTGTCTGACGCCGGAACAGCAGCAAGGCGTCCTGACGCTCGTGAGAGAGCTTGCGAGCGACGAGAAAGGAGAAAGCAATGCCTGAATACATCGACCGTCTGGAGCTTCTCAGAGCTATCGGCAAAGAAGGGGCTTACAGAGCCCGGAAATCAGAGACTGGTTTAGCGCGGGGGCTTATCCTCGCAATGCAGATCGCGAAGAAGAAAGTAGAGCCCGCCGATGTCATCCCGGTTGTCAGATGCTTTGAGTGCGAGCGTTCCGGGCCGTATTCTGACTCGCAGAGCGCGCTGACCTGCCGGGAGTTCGGCTGCACCGTTCCGATGGACGGATTCTGCCACGAGGGAAGGATAAAGACACGGATGGATGAGGAGGATGAACAATGAGCGATAAGCAAACGTCAAGCGGACTCGACGTCGTCGACCTGCTGGCGGTAGCATTTATCATCCTTAAGCTGTGTGGCGTCATCACATGGTCGTGGTGGTGGGTATTATCCCCGCTGTGGATATCGGCGATAGGCTGGGTGGTCTTGTTGATCATCGCACTGTTGATAGGAGGAGAAAAATGACGAGAGAAAAAATGACACCTGAACTGAAACACGCGCTCGAAGTGATAAAAAGCGAGTGCAAGAAAAACGTCCGTCTGTGTTCGAGATGTCCGCTCGCCGCATGGCGACTTCGCGGAGAGAGACAGTGCCGGATTACAGGCGCGAACATCGAAAATGTTCGCCCGTGGCCTTATAGCCCTTGCGATTGGGACATTGACGCATGTGCACAGGAGGACGAGAATGGACGCGGTTGAATTTCTGAAGGAAATCTATCGGATGCACAAATCCGACGATGTTGACTGTGCTGAATGCGAGATAAATAAACACAGCGACGGCGGTCTCTCGTGTGTCAATTGGGTTCTCAGTCACCCCGAAAAAGCCGTCGCGATCGTCGAGCAGTGGGCAAAAGACCATCCTCGGAAGACCCGGCAGAGCGAGCTTCTGAAGCTGTTCCCGAGGGTGAGCATGACCGCGGATGGCGTGATAGCATTCTGCCCAGAAAGCATGGATTCGACGTTTGTTTGCCCGATCAAAGAGCGTGACAGATACGATCCAGAGTGCGGCGAATGCCGGAAGAAGTACTGGCTGAAGGAGGTGGAAGAGTGAGAGTCGGACTCATTGATGTCGACTCGCACCACTTTCCAAACCTCGCGCTGATGAAAATTTCGGCGTACCACAAAGCCCGCGGCGATGATGTGCAGTGGGCGATTCCGCTCGAGCACTACGATATTGTTTATCAGTTGAAAGTGTTTGATGACACCTACTCGCCGGACATCGACTGGCAGCCCAACGCCGACCGGATTGTCAAGGGTGGGACGGGCTATGGGCTTGACAACAAGCTTCCGGACGAGGTTGAGCACATCTACCCCGACTACTCGATCTACCCGGAGCTTACCGAGGACACCGCGTATGGGTTTCTCACACGCGGTTGCCCACGGCACTGCGATTTTTGCATCGTAGGAGACAAGGAGGGACTGCAAAGTGTGAAGGTCGCTGACTTGTCCGAGTTCTGGCGGGGGCAGAAATTTATTAAACTTCTCGATCCGAACCTGCTTGCCTGCCCGGACAGGATTGACCTTCTCGACCAGCTCGAAGCAAGCCGGGCGTGCGTGGATTTCACGCAGGGGCTTGACATCCGGCTGACGAACGCTGATATTGCCGATCGGCTCGGGAAAATCAAAGTGAAGCGCGTACATTTCGCATGGGATAACCCTAAGGACAAACTTGATGCTAAGTTTGCGGAGTTCGCTGCGAGCTATCGCAGGAAGAGCAGAAAATCCGTCTATGTTCTGACGAATTTCGGCAGCACGATGGAGGAAAATCTACACCGCGTTTACACTCTCCGCGACCTGGGCTACGATCCATACGTGATGGTATACGATAAGCCCCACGCGCCGCCGGAGATTCGCAGGCTTCAAAGGTGGTGCAACAACAAATTCATCTTCAAAAGATGCGAAAAATTTGAAGATTATGGAGGATGACTATGGCGATTAAGATTATCAAACAGGGGAAGCTCCCAAAATCCCCGGTGCGCTTCACCTGCCAGCTGTGCGGATGCGTGTTCGACACCGACGGCAAAAACCTCAGTTTTGATCTTGACGAAAGCGGGTACTTCACCGAACTGATTTTCCGTGCGGAGTGCCCGACCTGCGGAAGAAGGTGCGAGGTGCGCGAATGGGAACTCGACCATGAGTAAACCCCGCTACATATGGTGGGGTTATGTCAAAGCTCTGATCCGCGCCTGCGGAAATCCCCGCTCCCCGAAACGGCAGTATCTCAACGACGACGAGATAAACGCCTTTCAGGTCGCCTGGAACGCCGCGGACGCCGAGCGGCGGCGGCTCGTCTCGATGGTTCTCATCCACCAGAGCCACACCATTCCCGGCGCGGCGATGAAACTCCACGTCTCCGAGAGGACGGCGCAGAGGTGGCACGCGGAGTTCATCTGCGCGGTCGCCGCAGGGCTCGGAATGAAAGTTGGCATTAAAAAGCCATCGTGATATGTTACAATAACAGCATCTTAAGGAAAGGTGCTGTTATTTTTTATGGCTCACGGCGAAACGTACGACGAGTTTGTTGATAAATTCAAGCCCAAACTAACGACGGACGATTGCTACACGCCGCCGAAAATCTATGCGGCGGTTCGCGACTGGGCTTGCGCGAAATACGGCATTGATCCGGCGAAGATCGTCCGACCGTTTTACCCCGGCGGGGGTTTCGAAAGCTTTGATTATCCGGACGGCTGCGTGGTGCTTGATAATCCGCCGTTTTCGATTCTTTCGAAAATCTGCGGTTTCTATCTCGACCACGAAATCCCGTTCTTCCTCTTCGCGCCGAGCCTTACGGCACTCGGCGGCGCGTCCACTGTGATGCGCATGAATCACATTTTCTGCGACGCGAACATCGTTTATGAAAATGGCGCGGAGGTCAAAACCTCCTTCGTCACGTCGTTTGGCGGAGATGTTGTCGCGCAGACCGCGCCCGACCTTGGGGAAACACTGAGAAGGCTCAACGATGAAGCACGGCACGCGGCGGCGAGGCAGCTTCCGAAATACGAATACCCCGCCCACGTTCTGACCGCCGCGATGATGCAGCGGTATGCGCTTCGCGGAATTGATTTCGAAGTGCGGCGCGGCGAGTGTATCAGGGTTGCCGGGCTCGATTCGCAGAAGGAAAAGAAGAAAAGCATTTTCGGTGGCGGGCTGTTGCTATCGGATAAGAAGGCGGCTGAACGCCTCGCGGCTGAACGCCTCGCGGCTGAACGCCTCGCGGCTGATGTCTGGGAGCTGTCGGAAAGAGAAATCGAGATTGTGCGGGGACTTGGGCAATGAACTACAATCCAGCTGATGAGCCGATAAAGTTCTACAATTCCAAAGCGTGGGAGCGAGTCTCGGCGATGGTTCGCAAGGCTGATCATTATCAGTGCGTGCTGTGCGGTTCGGCTCGGCGACCGCTGATTGTCCACCATGTCAAAAAATTAAAGGATCGACCAGACTTGGCGTTGAGTCTGCGCGATCCAGACACGGGCGAGCGGCAGCTCATAACGGTCTGCAAGCGATGTCACGAGCGACTGCACCCGGAGGCGTTG